TACATGGCATTTGCCGAAAACCCATTCAAACAATCTTTAGCGAGGTAATTATGTATAAACTAGGAAACTTAACACTCAGGATTGGAAGGTCATTCACAGTAGGTGATGTAATGTATCCTTCTAATTGGTTACAAAAATCAACAGAAGCAGAAAGAACTGCTATCGGTATTACATGGGAAGATGATCCTGTTCGTGCCGATGACAGATATTACTGGAATGGTGATATCAATAATCCAAAAGCATTGGAAGATAGAGAAGAAGTAGATGAAGATGGTAACCCACTCTATGTCCAAGTGCTAGACAACACAGATCCTGAGAATCCTGTGATGGTAGATAGTGATGAAAGATTAGTCACTAAAGGTCTGAAGTCTAACATGATTGCACAAATCAAAGACACAGCAGGTAAACTACTAGCACAAACAGATTGGTATGTTGTTCGTAAGAATGAAAAAGATGTTGCTATTCCTGCTGATGTAACCACTAAGCGTGATGCTATCAGAACTGAATGTGATAGATTAGAAACTGCTATTGCAGGTGCAACAACTGTAGAAGCATTAATAGAGGTAATGAATTCTCAAGACTGGGGTGAATAATTGGCAACTCAACGAGTTCAATTTGGTGAATGGTTACCTGACCAACCTTCTATTGCAGGACAAATGATAGATGTTAATAATGTCATTCCTCAAGCGATTGGTTATGGTGCTATTGCAAGTGCTGTAGATTTATCTAACAGTGCAGGTGAAACTTTAACATCTGTATTTGCAGGTAAGTTTAATACAACTACACAGTTATTTGCAGGTGGAGCAACCAAACTATTTCTATACGATGGTGCAACTAAAAACCTAAACAATGTATCTAAGTCAGGTAATTATTCAGGTTCAAGCATATGGCGATTTGCACAGTTTGGTAATGTCGTATTAGCAGTAAATAACACCAATAAAGTTCAAGCATGGACTGTAGGTTCATCTAGTGCTTTTGCAGATGTAGATGCTAACGCACCTGTTGCTAAATTTATTACAGTGGTTCGTGACTTTGTAGTGACTGCAAACCTAGATGGAGGAACAAATCCTAATAAGGTTCAATGGTCAGATATTAATGATGAAACGACATGGGTATCAGGAACAACCTCGCAATCTGATTATCAAATTATTCCTGATGGCGGTAACATTACTGGAATCACTGGTGGCGAGTTTGGATTAATATTCTCAGAACGCTCAGTAACTAGAATGTCATATATTGGATCGCCATTATTCTTCCAGTTTGACACCATATCAAGAGGATTAGGTTGTATCTCTACAGGTTCAGTAGCACAATACGGAAACATCTCTTACTTCTTATCAGATGATGGTTTCTATTCATGTGATGGTAATTCAGTCAGAGGAATTGGCACAGAAAAGATAGATAGATACTTCTTTAAAAACGCAGACCTAAGTCAGTTTGACTCTATCTCTAGTGCAGTAGACCCTATTAAAAATATCGTTGTATGGAATTATCCTAACACATCAGGTGGTCGTTCACTGCTTATTTATAACTGGCAGTTAGATAAATGGTCTAAATCTGATTCTACTTCTGTAGACTATATTGCATCTCTAGCAACATCAGGTGTGACATTAGAAGGTTTAGATGTATTTGGAACAATGGATTCATTACCTGCATCACTAGATTCAAGAGAATGGGTCGGTGGTAAGTTACTCTTTGGTGGAGTAGATGGTGAAAAGATTGTCACATTTACTGGAACAAACATGACTGCTAAATTAGTGACTAATGATCTAGAAGTAGGATTTAACAGTTGTGCTAACTTAGTTAGACCACAAATACAAGATGGTTCATCTACAGTGAGAATTGCATCACGCAAAGAACTAGATGATATTATTACCTTTGGTTCATCTGTTACAACCTCATCTGAAGGTCGAGCAGGTGTAAGAAGTTTTGGTCGTTATCATCGTGTAGAAGTTAATCCTACTGGTAACTGGACACACGCAATAGGAGTGGATGTAGATATAGTTCCTAGAGGAATTCGATAATGGCAAGAATGTATCGTAAACTACCATTTCAAGGTGGTGACCCTAGAACTGTTGCAGAAGTAGTTAATAACCTTGTTGAAGGTAAATCTAACAACACAGGAACATTTGATTTAGCAACAGGTGGTGCAACAACAACAACTATTTATAATGAGCGTATAGGTTTTGAATCACAAATACTATTAGCACCATTATCTATATCAAGTGCATCTACAGGGTATCAATTACCTCATGGTTTGTTTGAAGATGATATTAACCAAACTTTTACTGCCAACACTGCAACTGTATTAACTATATCAGATGCAGAAAAAGAATATGGTATGTCATTAGCAAGTAATCAGATTACAGTCGATTACGCAGGTTGTTACGATATAGATGTAATGGCAAGATTTGAGAACCCATTATCACAAATACATAATGCGTATGTATGGTTTAGAGTCAATGGCACAGATGTTCCACATTCATGTCAATCTGTAACTGTTCCTGATAAACAAGGTTCTATTAACGGAGCAAGTCATGTGATGGTAAAACATCCATTAGATTTAGAAGCAAATGATTATGTAGAGGTTGTCGCATCAGTAGATGATGCGAATGTCACTTTAACAAAACAAGATGCTATTTCATCACCTTATGTCAGACCTGCTGTTCCATCATTAACAATAACGATGTGCATGGCATATCCTAGTCAAACATCAGGAACAGGATTACAACCATATATTAGCGATAGACAAAAAGGACAGGCAACAGTAACACATCTGCCTAACAGTGTATCGAACAATACATGGGGGTATGTTATAGTAGGATAACTCTAGGAGTTATTTTATGGAAAAAAATTTATTTATAGTCCCTACTGAACACGTCCATCAATTTTGGCATTTAGCAGAAAAATATTTACAACAAGCAATAGATACAGGCAATGGTGAATTTACAATTGACCAATTACGTCAATTTGTATCTCAAGGTAATTCTACATTATTGTTAGTGCTTGATGAAACATATAAATGCTATTGTGCATTTACAGTGCAATGGGTGAATTATCCTAATGATCGAGTTGCTTATATTACCTATATAGGTGGTATAACTAACAAAAAATGTTGGGATCAATTTGTTGACTGGGTAAGAAACAATGGTGGCACTCGAATACAGGGTAGCACATCAAAACAATCAATCGTCAGATTATGGCGAATCAAATGGGGTATGCAACCTAAATATACTTTAATGGAGTTAAAATTATGAGTCGTTTTTACGGAACAGAGTATTTTGCAGAGTTTGATGGAAATCAATCTATCGATAATGGCAAAATGGGTAGAAAATTATTTAAAGGTGGTGGAGGTGGCAGTAGTCAGCAAACCACGCAACAACAGTTAGATCCAACTGTTCGTCCCTTCGTTGAGTATGGACTCCAGGAATCAAAAGCACTCTATCAAACACCAGGTCCTAATTACTATCCATATCAAACATATGTTAGTCCATCACAACAAACTCAACAAGCGTTACAGTCTGCTCAAAATAGAGCATTGCAAGGTTCTCCATTAGTTACTGGCGCACAACAACAATTAGGACAAACAATATCCGGACAAAGATTAGGTTTAAATCCATATTTTAGTCAAGCATTAGCAGGTGCAGGTCAAGTTGCTACAACTCAATTTCAAGATGCTCTTAAAAACATTGCATCTCAGTCATCTCAAGCAGGTCGTTACGGATCAGGTGCTATGTCTGACTTGCAATCTCGTGCATCACAAAATCTTGCTAAAGAACTTGCATCACGAGCAGGTGAATTAGCATATCAAAATTATGCAACAGAACGTGCTGTCCAAGAACAAGCATTACGAGATGCTCCTGCACTTGCTCAGGCAGATTATGCAGATATTCAGCAATTGTTAAATGTAGGTCAGACAGCAGAAGATTATCAACGTCAAGCATTAGAAGCAGATATTGCTAGATACGAATATGGTGAAAACTTACCATATACCAAACTACAAAACTTCTTATCTGCAAGTTATGGCGCACCTATGGGTCAAGTATCTACAACAACTTCATCAGGAGGTGGTAAGTAATGTGGAATTTTATAGTTCCTGCCATAGTCGGAGCAGGTATATCAATGTTACAAAACAGAGATCCTATTCAAGGCGCAATTATAGGCGGAGCAACAGGTGGATTACTTGGTGGCGGTTTTGAAGGATTTGGTTCAGCAATTCCATCCGCAGGTGCTAGTGCAGGAACTCCAACCTTAGGTGGTTTAACATTATCAGGTGCATCTACAGCAGGTGCAGGCACAGGCGCATTAACAGCAGGCGGTGCAGGTCTTGCTACATCTACACCACAAACAGCAGGCGGTTATTCTAGTTTATTAGGTGGTGACACAATGCTACAACCAAATAATATTGGTATGGGCGGAGTAACATCTTCTTTAAATACAGCACCAACAGCAGGACCAACATTAGGAGCAGTGCAAGGATCTGCACCAGGTATTGATTTTCCTGACTACACACCAATTGCAGAACCACAGGCAGGAGGTTATGTATATTCTCCTCAAGAATTAGAAGAGTTAGATAATTTATCTTTATTTGGACCATTAACAGGCGGTGCTGAAGATGTAGTTCAAGATACTAGCGTTTTAGATAAAATTACAGATACAACTGGTCTTGAGAAAAAAGATTTAACATTGTTAGGTGTTAGTCAAGTTGCTCAACTTGGTGATGTAAAAGAAAACAAACCAGGTATAGTTCAATTACCTGACATTAAGAAAAAAGAACCAAAAATAGGCAAACCAGTAACAACTAATGTTGCACAAAGAAGAATTAGACCAACATTTTATTCAGCATAGGATATAGCATGGCAAACAATTTTATGAAAGATATTTTAGGTTTTGGAATACCTGATGTATATGGTGGTATATTAACACAAGACCAATTAAACCAACTAAGCGATCAAGCAACAAAACGTGGCATTAGTATGGGTTTGCTTGACTTTATTACTACACCTAAAAATCAAGGATTTGGCACAATTACACCTTATATTGGTAAAGCAGTAGGCAGTGGATTGCAATCATATCAAGGGGGATTAGATGCAGGTCTTGCCGGTGCAATTAAAGCAAAAGCATTGCAAACAGACGATACACCTAAGTATGGTGCTATTGATCCATCTAAATATACTCCTGAATCATTAAAAATATTTGAACAAACAAAAAAAGGATCTGATTTAAGAGTAATTACTAAACCTACAGATGTTAAAGCATTTACTCCTCAAGAGATAGAAGTATTAAAACAAACATATCCTAAATTAGCAGAAGATCAGGAGATGCTAACAGTATTAAGTTCTTTTGACAAAAAAGATGCTTATAAAGCATTAACAGACAGATATGCTCCTAGTTCTGATACAACTGACACATCTACAAATGAAAGAAATGCTTACGCTAAAGGTATGTTTGGTAATAAAATAAATCCATCAACAGGTCAACCTTATGGAAATAATGTATCATTTTCTGAACTTGATCCTGCAAATGCAATGGAAACTATAGATCAAATTAATGCAGATAAGTTAGCATTAGCAGTTGATACAGAAAAAGCAAAATCTGACTTCACAGTAGGTAGTAAAGAATATCAATTAAAAACAGCAGAAGCACTTCGTAAAGAATATAACGGGCAATTAAAAGATGCAGGTTATACTGAATTAGAACAAAACTATGCAAAAATTAAACGTGCTATCGATGCAGGCACTCCTATTGGTGATGTTGCTAGTGCTACCAGTATTATGAAATTGCTTGATCCAGGTTCTGTAGTGCGTGAGTCTGAATTAGAAATGGCAATGAAAACAACTGGGTTATGGGATCGTATGACAAGTTTCAGCACAAGAACATTAAAAGGAACAAAATTAACAGAACCTCAAAGACAAGAGTTTGAACAACTTGCTAAAGAGTTTTATGAGGTTGCTAAAGATACTAAAGTTAAGATTGATAGAAGATATGCAGATATTGCAAATCAATATGGCATCCCTATTGAGTTACTTGGTGTGCGGACAGCAGGCGGTAAAGGTATGAAAACATATAATCCAAAAACAGGAAGGATTGAGTAATGGCAGATAAATTTCAATACATTAATGTTGGAGATGAGGTAATACAATTTCCTGCTGATATGTCTGATGCTGAAATTGAAAAAGCATTACAACAAAATGATCCTGAATATCAACAATATAAAGAATTATATTTAGATATACCTGATATAGGTAAGATACCTTCTTTCCCTGAATACAAGCAACAACTACAAGACACAAAAGCAGAGGAAGAAAGACGTGCTAATAGAAGTATTGGGGAAAAAGCAATTGGTGTAGGCGAAACTATATTATCTACAGGAAGTGCTGTTGGTTCAGCATTTACATCTCCATTTGTATGGGGTGGTGAATCTATTAAGGATTTAGTGACTGGTCAACCTGTAGAGTCATTTGAAGATGCGTTTGGAGATATTGTCTCAGCAGGAACATATCAACCAAGAACAGAAGCAGGTCAAGAATATACTAAAGATGTTGGGGACTTTATTCAAGAATCCAAAATAGAAGGTGCTATTGGTATGCCTGTTTTAGGTCGTTTAAGTAATGTTGGCACAGGCACTGCTATCAAGGAAGGTGTAAAGCAAGTTGGTAGTAAAGTAGGTGAGCAAGTAAGCAAAGTAGTTCCTAAAGTAGAAGGCGGATTAACATCTCAGTTATTTGGCATGACAACTGGCGCAGGCAAAAATCCAATACGAATTGCTTACGAAACTGGTAAACAAGGAACTAAAAAAGAAGTAGATGCTTTTATCAAAGGTATTGATGGTAATGCTTCTCCTGAAAGTTTAGTGCAACGAGCAAACAATGCTTTAACGCAAATTAAAAAACAAGTTGCTTTAGAATATCAAGCAAATAAAGCAAAATTAAAAACAGATAGAAATCAAATTGGTTTTGATGAGATTGATACTGTATTAGATGATATTGCACAACAGGGCAAGTTTGGTGATGAAATTATTAGTGAAAGCACAGTTGCGATACAAAAAAAAATTTCAGATATTGTAAATAAATGGAAAAATTTAGATCCTAAAAAATATCATACTCCTGAAAGTATAGATGCGTTAAAAAGAAAAATTGGTGATTTGTATGATAGCACCCAACCAGGCACTCAAGAACGATTAGTTGTTGATAAAGTATATAATGGGATTGGTGACACTATCAGAGCAAATGCACCTACTTATGACAAAATGATGTCACAATATGCTCAAGGTAAAAATCTAATTAGAGAAATACAAGATACATTTAGTCTTAAAGAAAAGAAAAGTGTTGACACACAATTTAGAAAATTAACATCTATATTAAGAGATGGTGTCAATGCAAACTTTGGTGAAAGATTTAATTTAGCACAAAGACTAAATCAATTAGATCCTACTCTATTCCCTGAGTTAGCAGGTGAAAGTTTAAAATCTCTAACTCCTCAAGGAATACAAAGAGCAATTGGTTCAGGTAACATTCTTGGCAATTTATACTATGGTCTTGATCCATTAGTTGCATCATCACTATTAACACAGAGTCCTAAAATAGTTGGTAAAGGGGCATTTCAATTAGGCAGAGGTGTCAGAGGTGTGCAAAATATGACAGATCAAATTGCAAGTAAAATTAAAACACCTGATATGCCATCATTACTAGGCACAGGTTCATCACAAGCAGTAACAGATCCATTAGGGTTGTTAGGCATTAGTGAGAGATGATATGGCAAGATTTAAACTTACCTCCCATAAACTTATACAACGCACCAAGAAAGGAATCTGATGGAAATGGATCATACAGAAGCACGACTGAACACTCATGAAGCAATATGTAAGGAACGCTATGAATCAATCTGTGCGAGACTAACAAGACTTGAAAGAATTATGGTCGGCATGACTGGCGGTATTCTTTTCATCCTAATTCACATTGCATTAAAGATGGCATAACATGGATAGACAAACAGCACTTGTAGTATCTGTATTACTTGTATTACTATTTTGGGTGCATATGTCTTTTGCTGACTCAAAAACAACAATTGAGTATAAGGGTCAACCGGTGCAAAGCGCCTTTGCCCCTAGTGTGTCTGCATATGGATCTGATATGTGCCGTTCAGGCATTAGTTCAGGAGTCAACGCAGGAGTAGTATCTGTATCAGGTGGTGCTACTGTAATCGATGAGACGTGTGAAAGAATACGCTTAACTCGTGTTATGTTGGATGCAGGACTAAAAGTTGCAGGTGTTGCTTTACTGTGCCAGGACGATAGAGTGTTTGAAGCAATGCTCCAATCGGGGGCACCCTGCCCCTACTTAGGGTCGCTCGGGGCATCTGCTGAACGTGCATGGTATGAAAGAAAACCGGAGATATTTAAAAAATTATATGGTGAGAATTACACTCCTCCTACTGTCACTTACCCTATGGAGTAACGCTTATGCTTGGTATTGCACTTACACACCTACGTCAGAAGGTTATATCGCTGAAGGATCTTTGTATTG